ACAGATTAGGAGGATTTTCAATGGCAATTGGAAGAAGTGGTAAGAAAGTAAAAACAAAGTTAGGTTTCTTGGTTTATGGCGAACAGGGTACTAGAAAGAGTTCTTTCTGTCTTGAATCTTTGAAACTTACAGATGAGAATGGTAAGCCTTTTAAGGTTTTATACATTGATGCAGAAGCAGGAAGTGTTGATACATATGTAGAAAAGTATGAAGAAGCTGGTTATGATACACAGAATTTATACATTGTATACACTCAGTCATTAACGGAAGTAAAGGATTTTATTAGAAGAGCAAAGGATGGAGAAGTTTTTTATGACTTTGACGAAGAAGGAAATGAAACCGATGAAGTTTATTTAGACTCTGAGGGCAATCCTTTCAAGCCAGACATGATTGTAATTGATGGTATTACATTGCTTTACATTGCAAAACAGCAGGGCATTCTTGAATTTTCTAAGAAGAGAGCAACTGTAAGAGCAAACAAGAATGAGCTTACAGGTATGGCAAAGGAAGTTGCAATCGAAGGTGCATCTTTGGAAATTAAGGATTATAACGTATTGAAGTTTGAAGGTCAGGATTTGATTTTAGACTTACTTGCTAGTGGTAAGCACTTTGCTATTACTATGCGTGAAGAAGACGAAAAGGAATCATTTAAGGATAAGAATGGTGAAATTAAAGCTATGGCAACTGGTCGTAAGCAGCCTTCTGGTTTCAAGGACGTTAGATACAATGTAAAAACTGTCTTGAGATTATTCAAAGATGATGACGGTGTTATCAAGGGTATTGTTGAGAATAAAGACAGAACTATGGTTTGTGGACAAGATGAAATCATTATTGAACCAAGTATCACGTTATGGCAGTCAGTTCTTGATAAGAACAAGGATAAGAAGGATTTTACAATCAAAAATACCTTAGAAAGTTCTGTTGATACAGAAAGACGTGCTATGGAGAAGAGTACTGCTAAGTTTGATGACGAGATGAATGCTGAAAAGAATGAAGGTAATTCTTCTCTCACAACAGTAGAAGATTATCAGAACGCAATTAAGGAAAGCATAAGCAAACTTCCTCAGACAGAGAAGAGTAAGAAACAGACTGAGATTGCAAATGCTGGACTTCCAAAGGCATATCAGAAGTTAACAGATATTGAAGATTTAAAGAAGTATTACAATATCGTATCTAAGTAAGAGAAATAATTATTAAAAATGTATACCGTCTGTAATGGGCGGTATACAGATTTGAGGTAAGAATGAGAGCAATGACAAGAAAATGTAGTATCTGTAAGGATTTAATCGACTTAAAGGATACTAATGAAGATTTTTTTATAACCCCAAATAACAAAGTAAATCATACCCATTGCTACATTAATGAACAGACAACAAGGAAACGTAAACCAAAAACTATCGAAGAATGTCAAGCATACATAGATGAATGTAGACAAGCAGATAGAGATGTTGAAAAGAAAACAAATATCAAAACTGAATTATATGAGTTCCTTTTTGATATGTATGACATTTCGTATTTTCCTAAATATTTCTATATCAAAATGGATTCTGTATATAAAGGTACTATGAAAAATCTAAGTAAACCAGTACCACCAGAAGATTTGCTTGATATGTGGAGACAGAAAAGAAATTACTTGGACAAAGTAGCAGAACAGAATCGTAAGAAAGGTAATGAAATCTCAGGAGTTAATAGAGTTAATTATGATTTGGCAATTCTACTTTCTAAGTATGATTCGTATTTGAAGTGGAAAGAGCAACAAAAGATTGCTATTGCAGAGTTGGATGAATCTAAAAAGAGAAGTATAGAGAAGATAGAATATACAGATGTCGCGAGACCAAAACGAGTTAGTAACACTCATAACAAGGTAGATATTAACTCAATGTTAGATGAAATATAAGGCGGTGGTATGAATAGAGGTTGTTTCTAATATTACAAATGAAATTTTGCTCGTAGGAAGTATTTATAAGAAACCAGATTTGTTCATTGAACATGGACATAATGTACGTTCTAAGTATGACTTCCATGATGAAGCAACAAAGTTTTTTTATGATAATGCAGAAATCCTTTATCAGACAAGAACACAAGTATTTAACAGAAGTGTTATAAGCACATATATGGCAGAAGACCAAGAAAGACTTTCTTTATACAAAAAATATGGTGGTTGGAAAACACTTGAAGATTGGATGAATCTTGCTGTTGTTGACAACTTCCAAGGATATTTTGAGGTATTAAAAAAGTTTTCATTACTAAGAGAGTATCAGAGAAATGGTTTTTCCGTTGAAAAGATATTAAATCATCCAAAGTTTGAAATGCTTACAGCTATGGATATTTACAGATTGATTCGTTCAAAGGCAGACAGAATACATACAGTTATTTTGACAAACGAAGAGTCTGAAATCTTGAATACAAATATCAAAACTACATTATTGCATTGTATGGAAACGCCTGATTTGGGATTGCAAATGCCATTTAGTGTGATGAATGACATTACGAGAGGTATGAAAAAGAAGTCTGTAATGGCAGTTGGTATGTTAAGTAATGCAGGTAAGAGTAGATATATGACAAAATTGATTGCTTATATCACTTTAGTTCTAAAAGAAAAGGTATTTGTTTTGTTAAATGAGATGACCGTTGAAGAAATCAGATATGCGTTGATTACAACAGTTATCAATAATCCAGAGTTTCAGTCGTTGCATGGATTGAAATTGAAGAAGAAAGAAAGAGAATTAACACTTGGATTATACAAGGACAAGAACGGTGAATTTATTTACGCCTACAAGGATGAGTGGGGAGATGTAACTGAAACCATTGAAGAATATGCTCAGAGGGTTGCAGAAAATTCAGAGGAGTATGTAAAGATTATGAAAATCGCAGATTGGATTGAGGATGAAACACAAGGTCTTATTTGTGTAAAAGATGTATCAACTGCGTATGATGACAAGACTTTGGAGTTTGAAATTAGAAAAGCAAACTTAACACAAGGTATCAGTTACTTCTTTTACGACACATTTAAGAATGATTTATCCACAACTGGCGATTGGGCAGCTATGAAAGTAACTGCTACAAAACTTACAGAATTGGCAAAGCAGTTAGATATGTTTGGTTATCTGTCAATTCAGCTTACAGATGATGCAAACTTTATTAAGCCTGATGAATTAACATCAAGTAACATTGCAAACTGTAAGTCAATAAAGCATGTATTACATACATTATTTTTGTTCAAAGAGATACCAAAGCAAGAGTTCCATAAGTACGGATACATTACAAGTAGTGATTGGGGAACAAATACAATCCATGACCTTGATGTAGACAAGCGTTATTACTGTTGTGTAACTGATAAGAACAGATTTGGTAGAAAGGTAAAGCTTCTCTTTGAAGTAGATTTAGACCTTAATATTTGGATTGAAATAGGAGAACTAATTAAAAAGTAAAGGAGGATTGAAGGTTGGATATTGAGATTTTAAAAGAACATATACTTGAAAATAATTTCATTCCTACAATCCTTGAAGAGTTGGGTTGTCATCATATCAGAAAGAAGGACGGATATTTCCAGTGTGCAAATCCTGATGGAGACAATACAACAGCAGTATGTGTTTATGAAAACACAAACCTTACAACAATTAACTATACAAGGGATATATCGAATGGTAAGAACATCCACACAGATTTAATATCCCTTGTGGAGTTTTATAAGAATGAATCATTTCCATATGCAGTTAAGTGGATATGTGATGTTTTAGACATTGACTATTATTCAAATCTTGATGAAGACCTACCTAAAAGCCTTCAATTAACAAAAATGTTGGTTGAAATGCAATCTGTTGATACTGACACGGAGGCAGAAAAGCCATTAAAACCAATACCAGAAAAGATACTTTCGTATTTTGAACCATATGTAAACGATATGTTTTGTGAAGATGGGGTAGGCTATGACACTCAAGTAGAATTTGAAATTGGCTATGACGAGTTTACTAACAGAATCACTATCCCAATTAGAGATGATTTAGGTAATTTGGTAGGTGTAAAAGCAAGATATTTTTATAGACAAGTACCAGAAGATGAACAGAAGTTTATTTATATCGAGAAATGTGCAAGGTCACAAATCTTGTATGGACTTTATAAGACTATCAATTTTATTAAGAAAGCACAAAGAGTATTTGTTGTAGAAGCAGAAAAAGGAGTTCAACAGTTGTATGACAAAGGATATTTTGAAGCTGTTGCAACAGGTGGTTCAAAGATTTCCAAGAGTCAGATAGATAAACTTACAAGACTTTGTGTTCCTATAATCTTTGTTTTTGACAAGGATATTACAAAGGAAGAACTTGATGATATTGCTAGTAGATTCATAGATGGTACAGAAGTATATGCACTTATTGATACGATTGGTATTTTAAACGAGAAAGAATCACCAACAGATGACATTTCAAAGTTTGAGCAGTTGCTTGAAAAGTGTATGTACAGATTAAAGTAAGGAGATGAACGGTTGAATTATAGACTTATTAAAAATTCTTTGAATGATATAGACAATCCAAAGCAGACGATTTTATTAAATCGTGGTATTGAAAATTGGAAACAGTATCTTAATCTCAATGAGGATTGTACGCATGATTTTAATTTATTGAAAAATATAGATAAGGCAATAAGTTGTTTTATCAATCATATAGAAAAGAAAAGCAGAATCCATATAATTGTTGACTCTGATGTTGACGGTTATACGTCTGCAAGTATGGTTTACAGATATATCAAACACTTGGGAGAAGATATAGATGTAACATATTCATTACATACTAAGAAGCAACACGGTATCTCTGAAGATGTAGAAATACCAAGTGATTGTGAGTTGTTGATAGTTCCAGATGCAGGAAGTAATGACATTGAACAATGCAAGGAATTAACTGAAAAGGGTATTGATGTTATTATTCTTGACCACCATATTTGTGATAAACAGAATGATTTTGCAATAGTGGTAAATAATCAGATGTGTGATTATCCGAATAAAAACTTTTGTGGTGCTGGAATTGTTTACAAGTTCATTAAAGCAGTAGATGAAGAATTATGGGAAGACTACGCAGATAAGATGTTGGATATCGTTGCATTGGGTAACATCAGTGATGTTATGGATATGAGAGAGTGTGAAACAAGATACTATGTAGATTTAGGATTAACAAAAATCAGAAGTAAATTGTTCAAGGCACTTATTGAAAAACAGTCATATTCAATGAATGGTGTTGTCAATATCACATCTGTCCAGTTTTATATAACACCGATTCTTAATGCCATGATACGTGTTGGTAGTGCAGAAGATAAGGATTTGTTGTTTAGAGCATTTATTGAGACGGATGAGGTATTCAAGTATAAGAAGCGTGGAGAAACAGAAGAATCATATGAGGATATCTACACAAGAGCTGCGAGATTATGTTACAACGCAAAGAATCGTCAAGGCAAAGATGTTCAAAAGGGTGTAGACGCTATTGACGAACTTATCAAGGAGAAAGAGATATATAAGGATAAAGTAATGTTTATCAATGTATCAGATATTCTTGGAGAAACATTAACAGGACTTGTAGCAATTAAGATTGCAGAAAAGTATAACAAACCTTGTTTGTTGCTTAGAAGACAGAATGCAAGAGAAGATGGTTCTTTATATTATGGTGGTTCATGTAGAAACTTTGATAACAGTCCAATTGAGAGTTTAAAGGATTTCTTAGATTCTACAGGTACATTTGAGTTTGTACAAGGTCATGATAACGCAGCAGGTATTTCAATTCCAAGAGAAAATGTTGCAAAATCTATTGAACTATGTAATGAGAGATTATCTGATATAGATTTCCAGAAATGCTTCAATGTTGATTTTGATATTAACGCCAGTGATTTGTCAGTTGGATTTATTAAGGCTATTGACGAAATGAAAGATATTTTTGGACAAGGTATCAAAGAGCCATTAGTTCATATTAGAAATATTCCAATTTGGAGTGAGAATTTCTTTGTTATGGGCAAGAATTCAAACTCATGGAAAGTTATCAATGATGAAGGGTATGCGTTTGTAAAATTCAATGTTGATGTTGAAAAAGATGAAGTGTTACAGATGTACAATTCAAATTCAGATAGAGAAGAAGAGTATAGTCTAGGAAGTATTGATGTTGTAGGAACTGTATCAATTAACAACTACAACAACATCCTAACTCCACAAATTATTATTAAAGATTATATTTTCAGTAAGGGGTGATTAGTTGGCAAGTGCATTACATAACCACTCTGAGTATTCACTTTTGGATGGGTTCTCTCATCCAAAGGAATACTTGGAAAGAGCAAAAGAATTAGGATTAAAGGCTTTCGCCATCACAGAACACGGAAATCAGTACAGTTGGGTGTATTTTGATAAGTTAAAGAAAGACTATCCTGATATTAAGATGATTTATGGTGTTGAGTTATACGAGTGTTTTGATATGCATGTTCAAGACCCAAATAGTAAATACTTTCACCTCATCGCATTAGCAAAAAATGAAGCAGGAAGAATCGCTCTTAACGAAATTATCACTGCAAGTAACTTTGAAGGTTTTTATTACAAGCCAAGAGTTGATTTGGAATTACTAAAACCTTATGCAGATAATTTGATTATATTATCAGCTTGTTTGGCATCAAAAATTGCAAGAGAAAGCGACTATGAACAGTGTGTTGATTATGTGAAAGAATATAAATCTATATTCCCACATTTCTATCTTGAGATGCAGAGTCATAAGACAGAAGACCAAGCACATTATAATAGGAAGATTCTCAAATTAGCACAAGATACAAATACAGATTTTGTTATTACAACAGATAGTCACGCTGCTACGAAAGAAGATTTGTATTATCAAGATTATCATGTGCGTATTGCAAGAGATAATGAAACATTGGCAGAGTTATATGATGGTTGTTATTTGCAGTCAGAAAAAGAAATCCATGAAACTATGGATAGTCAAATCGGTGTAGAGAATGTAAATATTGGTCTTGAAAATTCTGATATTATTGCAGACCTTATTGATGTTGTTGATATGCCGTTCCAATCACCACAGTTACCTACATTCCCATTACCAGATGGTTTTGAAGATAACTATTCATATTTAAGAGATTTATGTGATAAGGGTTGGTGCACAAGAGGTATTAATAAATTATCATCTGAAGAACAAAAGATTAGAAAAGAACGCTTAGATTATGAGTTAAGTATTATTCATCAAATGGGATTTGACGGATATTTCTTATTTGTTTGGGACTTTATTCGTTGGGCAAAAGAGAATGATGTATATGTAGGAGACGGTAGAGGCTCTGGTGGTGGTGCGATTGTTGACTACTTGCTTGGAATCTCAGAGTTAGACCCAATTACATACAACTTAATTTTTGAGCGTTTCTTAAATCCAGAACGTGTAAGTATGCCAGATATTGATACTGACTTCTCAGACAGAGAAAAAGTTGTAAACTATCTCACTGAAAAATACGGAGAAGATAGAGTATGTCAGGTTATTAACTTTTCTTATATTACGCCTTGTGTAGCAATTAATGACGTAGGAAGAGTATTAAAGATTCCATACAACATTGTAAGCAAGATTAGTAAGAAATTTGTTTTTGAGACATTTGAAGAGTGTATCGAAAACAATCCTAAGTTATATGAAGAGCTTGTAGATTACAAAGAATTGTTTGATATAGCAAGCAAAATCAGTGGTCGAGTACGACAAGCAAGTATTCATGCTGGTGGTGTTGGTATTGTAGACACAAAGATTACTGACTATATGGCTATGAAAATCGGTAGCAAGGGCGAACACGTTATCCAAGTAAATAAAAAGGTAATTGAAGATATTGGTATTATCAAGTTTGACTTGCTTGGTTTAGCAACCACATTAAATACCATTAAAGATGCTTGTAAGTATGCAAACATTGATAAATGGGAAATTGATATTAATAATCCTGAGTTTTTACATTGTGAAGATACATATAAATTGTTATGTTCTGCAAAGGTAGATGGTGTATTTCAGGTAGAGTCACAAGGTATGAAAGACTTATTGCTAAGATTACAACCTTCTAACTTAGAGGATGTATCAGCAGTTTTGGCACTTTACAGACCCGATAGTATGGGTGCTTTGGATGAATATATTGAATGTAAACATGGTAGACAAGAAGTTAAATACATTCATCCAGATATGAAACCAATTCTTGAAAGTACATATGGATGTATGATTTATCAAGAGCAATTGATGGACATTGTTAGAAAGTTTGGTGGAAGAACCTATGGTGGTGCTGATAAGTTTAGAAAAGCTATCGGTAAGAAGGACATTGAATTAGTCAAATCTGAGTCTGCTAAGTTATATCAGGAAATTATTGATAATGGATATGATGAGTCTATTGCAAAGCAGATTAGTGATGACCTTTCTACCAAGGGCGGTTATCTATTTAATAAATCGCATTCCGCATTGTACTCGATTCTTACATTAAAGACCGCATATTTGAAATGTAAGTATCCTGTTGAATTCTTCTGTGCATTGTTAAATCAGAAACGTGATGATTATGGTGCTTTAAACAAGTACATCTTGGACGCAAAAGAGTTTGGAGTATCTTTGTTACCACCACATTTAAATAAATCTGATAGAGGATTTGCTATCACAGATGGTAAAATTCTGTTTGGACTTGAAGCAATCAGAGGCGTTGGTGAAAAGTTTGTTGATTCATTAATAGAAGAAAGAACTACAAATGGTAAATTTGAAAACTTCAATAACTTCTATGAGCGTATGAATCCTTCAAATAAGGTGGTAATTGATTTAACAAAAGCAGGTGCTATTCCTTGTAAGGATAAGAGAAATTTCTTATTACAGTTTGCATCAAAGCAATTTGAAAAGAAACCTTATAAGCCAGTTGTATCTTTGCCAAAGTTATCGGTACTAAAAGAGAAATATGGTATAGATACAGATGTTATCAAAGATAAGCAAGTAAGATTAGATTTATACAACAAAGAAAAGGAGAAGGAATACTTAGAACAACAAGACGAAAAGTACAATGCTTCTATGAATGAATTTGCAGAGAAGTATTTGCAGAATGAGAAGTTTTGGGAGTTTGATGCGTTGTCAGTGTTTATTAATGATAATCCATTTGTTGAAGCTTACAAGTATATAAAGACACCATTTGATGAAGTAGAAGAAGGTGCAAAAGGTTTAGTAGTTGGTGCAATTTCTAACATCCAAAAGAAGAAAGACAGAAATGGTAAGCAATTCGCCTTTATTTGGACATACTCAGCATTTGGTTTGATTGAAGTTATTTGTTGGCATACACAATTTAAGCAGTATGAAGACCTTATTAAGAAAGGTAATCAGATTGCAATGTTGTGTAAAAAGAGTGATGAAAAGGCAGTTGTTCAAGAAATGAAGACTTATGAGCAATGGTTAGATGATAGAAAGCTATCTAAATTAAAGTAAGGAGTGATTGAAATAGAGGAAATTAAGTTCAAATGCGTGCCAGTTCACGAAAGATATTACAGTAGTGATTCGAGTTATGGCGTATTTGTATTTCACACAAAAGATGATATTCCTGAATATGATTTAGTGCCACCATCTCCATTTCAGACTGATACAGAAGGTTTGAAGATGTCTATGTTGGTAGGTAACATGCAACAATTGTATATTGGGTCTGAATATGAGGTGACTGCCACATTGGACTACAATGCAAAATATAAATCATATCAGTATAAGCCAAAGATTATAACCTCCGTCACACCAAAGACAGAGGAACAACAGAAAATGTTCCTAACATCTATTATTACAGATAGACAGGCAGAAATTTTGTTAGAGAAGTATCCAAACATTGTAGAAGATATTATTAAAGGAACAGATAACGTTGACCTTAAAGAGTTAAAGGGCATTGGCGAAATGACTTATCACTCTATAAAAGAAAAGGTTATGGAGAATTATGTTATATCAGATATTCTTATCCTTTTACAACCTTTGGGTGTTAAGTACGCAATGATAAAGAAGTTATTGATGGGAGAGCCAAATCCTGCGTTGTTAAAAGAAAAGTTGCTTGATAATCCGTACATCATGCTCGACTTGCGTGGTTTTGGGTTTAAGACTGTTGATTCACTAGCATTAAAACTCAATCCAGATATTAAGGTTTCTGCAAAAAGAACCTATGCATTTATCAAATATCATCTAAAGGAGATTGGTAATAATCAAGGACATACATGGGTTAATATAGAAATTTTAGAAAATGCAGTGAGAGATAATATTCCAGAATGTATGGATGTTCTCACAAGACTTATTGAATCAGAAAAAGAAAATGAAATTATTTTACATTTCGATGGTGACAAGGTTGGTTTGAAAAACTACTACGAATTAGAACGAGATGTTTATAGTATCTTAAAAGACATTCAAAGTTATCCTTGTTTGGAATTGAATGAAGAAGATATTAATGAAGGTATCTTGCAAGCAGAAAAAGAACAAGGATTTGAATTGACGGATGAACAGAGAGAAGTAGTAAAGGCAAGTTTGGAAGATAATGTTTGTGTCATTGCTGGTAAAGCAGGAACAGGAAAAAGTACGATTTCAAGAGCATTATTAAACATCTACAAACACGCAAATTATTCAATCTCATGTTGTGCATTATCAGCTAAAGCTGCACAGAGAATTACAGAAGCAACTGGATTTCCAGCTTCTACAATACATAGATTGTTGGGTGTTAATCCACAAAAGGGATTTGAACATGACCATGAAAATCCATTAACTTCAGATATAATTCTGATTGATGAGTGTTCAATGATTAACTCTTATGTGTATCACGCTATTGTGAGTGCAATTAAAGAGGGTGCAAAAGTCATTATGTGTGGAGATAACAGACAGTTACCACCTATCGGATATGGCAATATCTTTGGAGATTTACTTCTTAAAACAGATAGTTTGCACATTTCTCACTTAACAAAGGTATTAAGACAAGCAGAAAAGTCAGGTATTTTATCTGATGCGAACAAGATTCGTGAGGGTATTATGCCGATTGAACAGCCAGAATTACGAATTGTTAATGGAGAATTACAAGATATGACCTATATGTTTAGAGACACAAGAGAAGGTCTTAGAAACATTGCAATCAAATCATATCTTAAAGCCATTGAACAAGATGGTATGGACGAAGTTGCTATTATTACTCCAAGAAAAGAGAACTGTGAGAATAGTACATTAGAAATCAACATTCGACTGAGCGACATTCTTCTTGATAAGAAGGGTAAGACAATGAAGTTGGGTAAGAAAGAATATCTTATTGGCTCAAAAGTAATGCAGATTGATAATAACTACGAAAAGAATGTTTTCAATGGAGAAGTAGGATATATAACCAACATTGAGGAAGTTCAGAATGGCAAAGAAAAGACTTTAGAGTTTACTGTTGAGTTTAAGATGAATAACCAAACAAAGGTTATTACTTATACAAGAAGTGAATTAGACCAGTTGGATTTAGCTTATGCGATGACAATTCATAAGAGTCAAGGTTCAGGCTATAAGACAGTAATTATCCTTATTGATATGACTCATTATACGCTGCTTGATACTTGTTTATTATACACAGCAATCACAAGGGCAAAGAAGAGATGTCTGTTATTAGCAGAGCCTCAAGCGTTCAAAATGTGTATGGATAACAACAAGAGTAAGAACAGACAGACTTGGTTGAAAGAGATGTAAGTTTATGGTCTGTATATAGAGGTATACACACAAAATAACCACTATATATAGATAAAAAATGAGCCGATTTTGCTAATAAAATAGGACTTCTATTGCTTTTTGAGAAAGGAGAAGAATAAGTGAAATATTTATATTGGACACTATGTATTTTAATCAGTGTATTCATGAATTATTTAGGTTATAACATGGCTACATGGCAATGGTGGGTAGGATGTGGTTTGGTGTGGTTGTCTTGTATATGTGGTTATGCAATCAAAGAAAGAGAGAAATAGATGATAGAGATATTAAATTTTATATTCAGAGACTTTTGGACATTTTGTGGTGTTGTAATTCTTCTATATATAATAGGAGTTTATTGCATAACTGCACCAATATCAGCTATTGCATGTATTTTTAGTAAGAATGTAGATGAAAAGGAGAAGTAGTATATGAGATGGTTAATAAATTACATACGTTCTTGTTTCTGCAAGCATGAATGGGAATTGTTAGATAAAATAGAGGTCTATGATGATACGGATTGTTGGGGCAAAACAGTAAAGCCTTACACAGTTGGGAAGAAGTGGACTTATAGATGTAAAAAGTGTGGAGAAAGTAAGATTTTAAGGAATTATTAGAACGCTCGTTTTAAGGAGGAATAAAGATGCAGAATGATAAATTATTACCATGTCCGTTTTGTGGAGGAGAAGCAATTAAAGTGGCTTTTACATGGGCATGTATAGCAGATGAAAGCACCATTGAATGTACAATATGTGGTGCTAGGACAACAGTTCTAAAAACGGAAGAAGCTATCAAACGTTGGAATACACGAAAGCTAACGGAACGAATTATGGAAACATTGCAAAGTGAGTTGAAATTAGCAGATGAGGAAAAATATAGATGTATAAAAGAAGATTCATTGCAATTTGATAGTGCAAAAGGTTATGCGATGGGTATAAGCAATGCGCTCGATATTGTCAGAAAAGACAGTATAGATAATATGATTAATTGATATAGATGTTGAATAAAAAAACAGTGTTGGCGCACTGATGATATAGAGAAGTATTAAATAAGACTAACACAGTCTTGAAAATCAAATCTGTAGACGTACAGAAAATACAAAAGAAAAAAGAAAAATGGATGCGCATCCTCTCAAAAGGAGGATAAAACAAATAATGAAACATTTAATTTTTACTATTGTTATCACAATATTTCTTATTATTGTAGCAATTATCAATAAGGAAGATGTTAGTGGTAACAACGAAACAATGGCGATAAGTTCTATTAATTACAATGAAGTACTGACGGTTACTACACCATCACCTTCACCTGTCCCCACTAAAAATCCAGTTAAAGTTGCGAAGACAGAAATAAAAGAGATAGAAAAGAAAATAGAAAAAATATTAAAAACTAGTTCTAGTAACAAGGCAAGTAAAAGATTAAAAAGGTTATTTCTAAATTATAAGAAATGTATCAAAAAACATGATGGTTTAATAGACCCACCTGAATCTATTTACGATTGCTTTTCAAAGGAAGACATTACATATATATGTCGTACTGTTGAAACTGAAACATATCAACAGAGTATGATACGAAAAGCTAATGTAGCAAGTACAGTATTATCTCGTTTTGAGCATGGCGCATATGGAAACTCACTTAAAGAAATAGTAACATCACCAAATCAGTTTGTTTGTGGTAGAACAGATATTTCAAAAGAAACAAAATTAGCTGTAGAAATAGCATTTATGTTCAAAACAAAATATGATGGAAGTTTATATTTTCAGAGTGCAGGTTATATGAAATCTTTTAGTGGAGCAGATTACATGGGCTTTGATGGTTGTCATTATTTTTACAAGTAGTGGTAAAGGAGTGAAAGATTATTGAATATTGATATTTTTAATCATAATGATGAATGGCAAGATATTAAAGATTCAACAATGAACACAATAGGAAAAGATACAGGGAAATACCCAACGTCAGATTGGAAAAGAAGATTAATTTTATCAGAACATTCACCAATAAGAAGAATGAAATTCTATTGGAGATGGAAAGATATCAAGTATTGGGTGTCAGTACATCTAGTTCGTCACAAATACGGTATAGAACATTGGGTTTCAACACAACGCAGCGATAGAACTGGAATTGATAGAAACGAATTAAACCAAGAAGCGTTAGTAAGTCATGCGTGTGAAGCAAATGCACAAGCACTTATTAATATAAGTAGAAAAAGATTATGTAATTGTGCAAGCCCAGAAACCAGAGAGGCGTGGCAAGCCGTTAAGGACAAAGTTGCAGAAATTGAACCTGAACTTGCAAGTTGTATGGTTAAAGAGTGTATATATAGAGGATTTTGTCCTGAAATGTTCCCTTGTGGTTACTCAAAAACTGAAGCTTTTAAAAAAGAATTAAAAGAGTATAGAGAGGAAAAAGAATAATGGATGAAATTAATATAGATAAAGTTACTTTAGATGATTGTTACACACTATATGAAGTTAAAAACATTGAAACAACAATTGATAATGGTCAGATAAATATAAAGGTAGGTGATTAATATTTTAGTATTATTAGGAAAAACATGTGCAGGTAAAGATAGTTGCGTAAAAGAACTTGTAGACCATATGGGTTATAAAATGATAGTCAGTTACACAACAAGACCTATGCGTGATGGAGAGGTGGATGGTATCACGTATAAGTTTATTGATAAAGAAAAGTTTCTAACCTTGAAAGAAAAGAACTTTTTTGCAGAAACCACTTCTTATCATGTGGCGTCAGGCGAAACATGGTATTACGGTATGTCTATGGAAGATATGTCTAAAGCTGATGAAAAAACAGTAGTTATTCTTAATCCAGAAGGTCTTAGAAAAGTTAGAAAAATTAAAGGTTTAAATATTGTAGCAATTTATATTGATGCAAAAAAGTCAGTTATAAAGAAGAGATTAAGGAAACGTGGAGATAACAGAAAAGAAGCTAAGAGAAGAATAAAGGCTGACGACATAGATTTTAAGAATATTGAAAATGAAATAGATTATGTTGTTCCAAATAATCAACACAATAATATTGAGACACAAGCTTCTTTAATAGACTTTATCTATACTGATGAAATTACTTGGAGAAAACAATATGAAACTTATGATTGATTTTGACGGTTGTATTATCAACACTATTGCAACCATCACAAAACTCTATAACGAAGATTTTAAGTATTATAAAGATTTTTACCCTGTAAAATGGACAGATATTAAAACGTGGGATTTTACAGAACTAAGCTGTGCATCAGCAGAGTATATAAATACATACTTTAACCAACCACGCTTTTTTGAAAATATAGAGTATATGCCTTGGGCAGAAAAAACATTAGATAAGTTACGTGAAAAGTATGAGATTACTATTGTCTCTTCCGGTTACTCTCCAAATCTTAAAGGCAAAAAAATATGGATTAAAGAACATATTCCTTATGCCGAATTTATTGGTGTCAACCTTAAAAAATATAAGGATAAATCTCATGTAGATATGTCTGATAGTATATTTATAGATGACAGTGTAAACAACCTCTCTACAAGTAACGCTTTATTAAATATTTGTTTTGGCGACAAATACGAATGGAATGAAGACTGGGAGGGGTATCGAGCTTATAACTGGTTTGAAGTTCAAAAAATGTTATTAAATGATTAAATAAAAGGAGAATATAATAATGGATTGTACATGTTGTTTTATATTTGGAACTGTTATGGGTTGTATTATTGGAGCAGTCTCTACTTTTGTATTAGTTGTTGGAAAAGAAAATTATTAAAAGAGAGGAGAAGTAAATGGAATTTGTAAACGAAATATTAGAAGGTATTTGGAAAGATAGATATAGAAAAGATAATGAAACATTAGATGAAAATTTCAGAAGAGTTGCTAAATATATTAGTAAAAATAAATCTGAAGAAGAAGATTTCTATAGTGTTATGAAAGATGTTTTATTCCTTCCTGCTGGCAGAACTATGAGTAATAGTGGAATCGGGAGAGATTTAACCCTTAATAATTGTTTCGTAGCGCCTCAGATTAAGGACGACCTTGCTGATATTTTTTCAAAGGTTGCATTGGGTGCAAAAACCCATCAAAAGGGAGGGGGTATAGGTTATGACTTTTCACAGTTAAGACCAAAAGGAAGTCCAACATCAAACGATGCTATTGCAAGTGGAGCTATTAGTTTTATGGACGTGTTTAATGCTCAGACATCCACTATCCTTCAAGGAAATAGAAGAGGGGCAAATATGGGCGTAATGAATGTCTATAATATGGATATCTTAGACTTTATTACTGCAAAGTCTTATGACGAGGGAAAATTAAATCATTTTAATGTTTCTGTAATGGTTGATGATGCTTTTATAACAGCAGTAAGAAACGACAAAACCGTATATTTACATTATCCAGTATATAACGAAAATGGCGAAATTGAAAGAAATCCTGATAATTGGATTTATAGCAAAGAAGTTTCTGCCAAAGAGATTTGGGAACAGATTATACAGAAAGCTTATGATAATGGAGAACCCGGCATTTTCTTTTATGACAATTTAAATAAAGATAATAATTTGTGGTATGTAGAAAACATTGTTTGTTCAAATCCTTGTGCAGAATATTTAGCAGGAACTATTTATGGAATAGATAAAAATGGAGACAAACTTAATCCAAACGAGTTTGGTGGAGCTTGTAATTTAGGAAGCTTATTCTTACATAATTTTGTAGAAAACCCTTTCACAAAGTCGGCAATAATCAACCATAACAAACTTAAAGAAACAATTTTTACTGCTGTGAGAATGCTTGATAATATTATTGATATCAATAAATTCCCAGATAAGATATACGAAAACTATCAGAAGTCCTTTAGAACAATTGGACTGGGGATTACAGGTTTGGCAGATATGTTGATAATGCTAGGAGTCAAATACAATTCGATGGACGCAAAAATAATTACAGACGATTTAATGAATTTCATTGCTCTTAATACATATAAAGCATCTATTGAATTATCAAAAGAAAAGGGAGAATTCCCTTTATTAAACAGACAGAAGTTTATTGAAAGTGGATTTATCCAAAAACATTGCGGTCGTTATTCTGGATGGACAGAATTACAAGAAGACATTTTAAAATATGGTATTAGAAACGCAAAAATGTTATCTGTTGCTCCAACAGGTACTCTTTCATTAACATTTGGAAATAACTGTTCTTCTGGTCTTGAACCAATATTTAGTCTTGAATATGAAAGAAAAGTTAAAGTCGGTGGACAAGCAGAAGAGAATACAAAGATAATCCCAATGAGAGATTACGCTTATGGAGAATGGTTAAAAGTAAAAGATAATGTTGATTGTGTTGTCGGTGAAGATATATTTGTAACCGCACTTGAAATGACAGTAGATGAACATGTAGATATGCTTTCTGCAATTGCATACCATGTAGATATGTCTTGTTCAAAAACAATTAATGTTCCTGCCGAATATTCTTTTGAGGATACTAAAAAGATTTATGAGAAATGTCATGAGTTAGGGATTAAAGGTTGTACTATTTTTAGACCTAATGAAATCAGAAAAGGAATTTTAATTAGTGATAATAAAGACACTCAAAAAAGCATTGGCGATATTCAAATTGAACTTCCAAGAGGATATATTGTTCAAACATCAGATGATGTAATTGGTAAAAAACGTAAACTTATGACTGGGTGTGGAAGTTTACATTGTACTGCATTTTTTGACCCGATTACAGGTGAATTGATGGAAACATATTTAAGTAAGGGTTCAACGGGCGGGTGTAACCAATTTATGATTGGATTGTCGAGAATGATTTCATTATCTGCAAGAGCAGGATGTGATATTCATACAATCGTAGACCAGTTAAATAGTTGTGGTACATGTCCATCATATGCAGTTCGTACAGCTACAAAACACGACACGTCAAAAGGCTCTTGTTGTCCTATTGCAGTAGGAAACGCATTATTAGACATGTATGAAGAAATGCAGAAAGAAATTAATGATATTTATGATGGTGAAAATAATGATAATAAAATCATAAGTAAACCAATAGTTCAACATACAAATGATAATAAAAAAGTAAAAGCACTGTGTCCAGAATGCGGAGAAGAAATATTCTTTGAAGGAGGATGTAATATTTGTAAGTCGTGTGGATGGAGTCGTTGTAGCTAATGAAAAATTCATATAAGTTTTTCCAAAATAAAGAGTGTGAGTGGTTTCCATGCCACTCCACAAACTCTTTAGATAATTTTTCATGTTTAATGTGTTTTTGTCCCTTATACAATTTTAAAGATTGTGGAGGTAATTTTAAAATATTAGATAATGGGAAAAAAGATTGTAGTAATTGTACGCTCCCTCATTACAATTATGATTACATTATAAATAAATTAAAATAACAATACAAAGGAGAGAGGAATAATATATGCTAAACAAAAATAAATCACTCACAACAAAAGATATTGTGTTGATGGGGATAATGTTGGCAGTAATTGAAGTAGCAAAATTCGCATTAAGTTTTATAGCAGGTGTTGAAATAGTAACCTTATTATTTATTTTATGTACTTTATTTTTTGAAAAGAAAATGAAATATATGCTGCCAGCTTTTGTTTTATTAGAAGGAATACTGTATGGTTTTGGAATTTGGTGGTTTATGTATATTTATATTTGGGCAATATTAGTATTACTAACTTATTTATTTAGGAAACGTCAATCAGTATGGTTTTGGAGTGTTTTTTCAGGACTATATGGGTTATTATTTGGAACATTATGTTGCCCAGTTTACTTGATTACTGGTGGGATAAAAATGGTTATTTCATGGTGGATTGCAGGAATTATAACAGACATAACTCACGGTATTTCTAATTTTATTTTATGTATGATTTTATTTGTCCCATTAAAAAGAGTGTTAGATAAAATGAAAACAATTAATTAAGAAGTGTAGGTGATTAATATAGCAAATTACCTAATGAAGTACAAAGGACGATACAGATTAAAAACCGAGTATGACGCAGACTTAAATTCATTTCCTAGAGATTTAAACGGTCAATTTTCCGACAATGATGTGTTTATAGACTGCTACAATAAAATTCAAATTTTCAGCTATGGAAGGGGAATTTTGCAAGCATATTGCCCATCATTACAACGAGGTCGCAATATTATTAAGGCAATAAAACAGGTATTTCAAGAGGATATTATCTTCGACATTGAAGAGACAGATTCAGAACTATTATTTAAATTCCATGCAAAACACATAGAAGACCTTGAACCAATATTGCGTCCTAAGACATCAGGAGCGAATATAAGCCCGTTTTCTAATAAGAATTTACCCAAAAATAAGGCTTATAAAATATCAGATGAAGAGTTGCTTACCTATAAAGAAATTAGTGCAAAAATACCTAAAGAAAGTCGAATTTTACTAGCGAAATATACTCAAACTTTCATCAAGTCACTAATAACAAAACGAAATACTTGGGAGAATATAAAAGCTGATATGGCACTTAAAGGATTAAGCGGCAAAGAATATATTCACTCAATTGGAAAGTGGAATGACTATATAAAGTACCTACAAGGAGAAATTAATGGAAGTAAATGATATTGTTTATTACGCACGAATTATTCCTATTTGCGACATTTATGAAGTCTGTGAATTAAGAGTAAGAACATCGGATAATAATTGGTTTAGTGGAATAGATAGCCATGATAAACATGTATATTGTTTTAGTATATCTGACATTGAAAATAATGTTTTTTATAATAGGTCAGATGCATTAGAAAAAGTAAAAGAAGCAGAGAAGAACAGAAAATTTATTAAAGAAAGTGAGAGTTATTATGAAGATTAAAATTAAGTATGCTACCGATATTGATAAATTAGATTTTGTAGAAGGAGATAAATCAGACTGGATTGACCTTCGTGCTGCCGAAGATGTGGAATTAAAGGCTGGCGAATTTAAACTTATTTCTCTTGGAGTTGCGATGGAATTACCTGAAGGATATGAAGCACATGTTGTTCCACGCAGTTCAACTTTTAAGACATGGGGCATTATTCAGACCAATCACTGTGGGATTATTGATGAGTCTTATTGTGGAGATAATGATGTTTGGAAGTTTCCAGCGTTAGCAACAAGAGATACAGTTATATATAAAAATGATAGGATTTGCCAGTTTAGAATTATGGAGAAAATGGGGAATATTGATTTTGTCGAAGTCACACATCTTGATAACGAAGATAGAGGGGGATTTGGTCATAGTGGTAAAAATTAAAAACAGTTTTAATTGTATCATATATATATTAAAAATGAGAAATAATATCACTGTATTAGACAATTAAAGAGGTGATTTTCTATACAAGAATTTTTAACACCAAAAGAAATACAAAGCATATTAAAAATAGGGAGAGACAAAACCTATAAACTTATATCAACCAAAGGATTCCCTAGTGTGAAAATAGGCAATACAATAAGAGTACCAAAAGATAAATTTGAAAAGTGGGTAAATACCTATATTGGTTCAGAATTCAAAATATAAATAAAAATTCCGTTACTATAAAAAGTGACGGAATTTTTTTTGTTTGATATCTAGTTTGTAATATGCTAATATGATAAAAAAAATAAAGAGAAATCTTTTGAACGAATCTGTCCAAAAACATGTCCATAAAAGAAAAAATAGCGTAAAATAGGCAAATTCTCGTACTTTTTAACGGTCTCCAAAACCGTTCACGGGGGTTCGAATCCCTCTTCCCCTGCTAAATGAGTAAAGTGCTGAAAAGTGCCGAAAATACGGCGTTTCTTGGCACTTTCTTTTTGCTTTGTAATATGATATACTATAAAAAACCAATAAATATTTACACAAATTATACTGATTTGTACTGGTTTTTACTAAACAATTCTGTCCAAAAAGATGTCCAAAAGATGTCCAAAAAAATATAAGTACATATTATTTATTTTATTACAAACTATGGAGGTACTTTATATGAAGAAAAAAGAAATAATATTACCAAAATTACCTAGAGGAATGGGCAGTTATATGTGGAATGATAGTAAACATACACTTATAAAATACAGAAAACCAGTACGATATAAAGACGAGAAAAAAATCATAACTGTTTATGGTAAAACGATAGCTGAAGTTAATAACAATATGAAAATTAAAGAAGAAGAATTTAAAAAAAATATTGAACTTCAAATTACTAATATCGTTACAGGTACATTAGAAGAAGGAATGAACACATGGCTTCAATTATATAAAACTGAAGAATTAAAAAGCAAAAGCTACGACAGAGTAGAAAGCACATATTTAACTCATATTGTTGGAAGTGATTTGGGCAGAATGCAAGAACAGGCGATTACATCCGACCATATTCAAACTCATATGAAAAATTTAAAAAACACAAAGACTGGTGAAAAGTTATCATATTCAAGTCAGAAAAAGGTTTATGAATTATTAAACCAATACTTTAGATATAAATTTGTTAAACAACCATATATGAACCCTATGGTTTCTGTTAGTAAACCAAAAAATGATGGTATGACTGACAAATTAACTAATGAAGAATTAATTATATGGAACGATGATGAGATGTATAAATTATCTAAGGTTGCTGCAATGCCATATAGAAATGGCACAGACGGATTTAAGCATGGATTAGCTATCATATTTATTATGTGGAGCTTTCTCCGTATTGGTGAAGCAACAGCATTACAATGGAAAGATATAGACTTTGAAGAAGAGACCGTGAATGTGTATAAACAGTTCTCAAGAGTGAAAGATAGAAAAAGTGCATCCCAACGATATACACGCATATTAACTAATGTAAAATATTATTCTGTTAGGAAATATAAATTAAACAAAATGGCTATTGATGCTATTAAAGAATATAAAAAAAGAAAAAGCGTTGTTAATGATGACGACTACATTTTTGATAATGGAGCTGGCGACAATAGTGTTTTGTCGGGGAGCAGTATAACAACAACATATAATTTAATGGTTAGAAGAGCCGAGCTTGATGAAAATAAACATGTCACAATTCACGGACTACGACATTCCGGGATAAGCTATATGTTGCGTCATGGAGTTCCTATAGAGGTTATTTCAAAACAAGCAGGGCACAGAACTATTCAAGTAACATTAGAAACATACTATTCTGTTATTGAACAACAAAAAACAGAAGCAATAGATATTCTTAATAGTAAGCATTATGTCAATTTTTTAGAGTAAAATCGTAAAAAATAGGGTAGAGAAATTCTCTACCCTAAATTATTATTTTGTATATTTTAATATTATTTTTGCTTCTGTTGGCGTTATACCTTCGGTACTAATAATTATTTGCCTTCCTTGCACAATTGCTCCGTTATGATTAATGGAATACCCATACTTTACATTTACTTTTATAGAACTATCAGAATATCCTATAGGGTAAGTCTCAATATAGGTAATTTGTGTTCCGGTTGTTCCATGTGTAACTTGGCTCTTAACAACACCTGATATATCAACAATATCTATAAAATCATCTATAGCGATGGAGGCTTCAGACTCATTGCTATTAAATGATACATTAAAAATCCTTTGATATAATGTTTTATTATTATATTTACCTATTACCTTTTCTGATGTAGTTAATATGTCAGAACTAGAATCTAAAGTTATTGAATTAGAACTACCCGACAGGTTGATTGTATTATTTGCTGAGTGGATAGGAACGAAGCTAACAACAGTATCATCAACAACATAGTTAAGAAATAATGTTGATACATTGCTTGCGTTTTTAGGTACGGTATCCGATGAAGAAGTTCCTATAATAAACCTACCACCATTTAAATCTTTAACATTTTCCTCTAAAGCAATAATAGCATCTGAATGTTGATTTATAATTTCAGCACTAATTCCACATTTACCTAAATCTTTATTATCTTCTAAATACTGTGCAGCGGCTACATAATCACCAGCTTCAATATATCCTTTATATATCTCGGCTTTTTCCATAGTAACAGCATTTAAGTCTGAATATCTTTTAAAGTTGTCTATCGCATTTGGAAAAACGCTTAAACTCGCATTACTCATAATTTAACTCCTTTCTATTCGTCATCTAAAGTATTATAAAAATCTCTAAGATTAACTGACATAACGCCAGATAGAATATCTCCGCTAATAGATTGTGTTACATATGTTTTTTCTTCTTTACTATCAGAGGTTTTATATGTGATTTTTTGATTAACATCTAACCAAGGGACTAGAATCATCTCAAGAGAAAGAGAGGTGACCCTGCGACATAATTGATTTAATTTATCTTCTGCGTAATCCAAAGCCATTGAAACATTATCAAGATTTGCGTATTTATCGCCATGAAAGGATTTTCTTATTTCGCCAACTTTTTCAATACAGTATTTGTTATTTTTATCAACAACAAACTTAATGTCGTTAGTATTATATTCCTCAGAAAAGTATTCAAACTTCTCAGCTAAATAATCATCCAAGTAATTTTCATCATCGCCTCCATTGGTCATTACTGCCAAAGTGTGAACTTGGAACGAGCCAAGATAATAAAAACCTTGCTTTTCATTTGAATACTCAAAAACATATGTATTATCATCTGTTAGTCTGTTTTTCTCTAACAACTCGCCGGTTAATTTATCATATACTGGTTTCGTACCTAAATTGTTTAATTTAATATAAGTAGTTCCATTATAAATATTTGGACTTGATGGTTTAAATGCCAATTTCATTCCGTCGGCATAGCCATCTTCAGCATATGTATCAGATGTGACGAAGTATGTTCCGTTTTCATATTTTGTATTATTTACAGTACGCATATCTTTTTCAAAATCTATGGTTTTACCCCACACCTCAATGACATTTTTCACATCATAAACATTTGAATCTATATTTTCATTTATAACTAATGATTGTACTAAATCGTTCTCTAATGCTATCATATCGTCTTTAATGGATGGCTTTTCTTGGAATATAAAACTACCATCTACATCAAAAAAGAACTCATAATTGCTATACAAATCTCTAATTTGTTTCATGATGTCTATGAAACCACTACCAATATTAAATTCTAAATCATACGGCAACTCATTCCATTTATACTCATCTGTATCTTGGCGATTACGAATTCCAATATCATCAACTCTATATGTTTTAATTCCATAATCTTTGAGTAAGTTCATTACAATATTTTTTAATATAATATCTTCATGTGGATATCTTTGCCCCGTTTCTGGATTAACGGCAGCAATAACAGAGGTTTCCGCCCCGTATAGCGCACCCCTATGTTCTGCATCCATTAAAGCAGTTAAATCGGACAAACTAAAAGAGAGTTCGTTAGTTGAAACATCATAACTATAACTCTCTTTATCAAACATATATACTCCGATATTGTAATATAAAATTTCCTTTGTTGGTAAATGGGTGTAGCCAATATAGATTCTCAAATAATGATTGTACAGAATATCTTCATCAAAATCAAAATTATTGTTTTGTAGTGAGATGGTAAGATTACAAGTTCTTCTTATATCAGAATCGGCATTAATTGAATAATTGCCCGACAATATTTTTCCGTTAAACACTTCTAACACTTTAAAATCTTGCCTAAGAACCTCAACCTTACAATACATTACTTTCTTTGTTTGTTTTAATGCCTGAATGTCTTTATCGGTAACAATCCTCATTATTCAACACCACCAATCAACCCATTATTTTTAAGATCATCATAATTGTCGGCATCACCAATTTGTTCCCATGAGA